CATTATCACTGTCGTTATCTTCTAATTCTTTAGATAGTTCGCTATTTTCATTTTGTAATTTTAATATCTTTTCTTCTGCTGATTTTATTTGCTTATGATATTTCTTTTTATTTTCTTCTGTTAAAGCTGCAATATCTCTTATATATTTTTCTTGTTGTTCTATTTTACTCTTGATTATATCAGTAGTACTAGTTATCTTTCGTATCTTGTCTCTTAATATTGAATTTTTCTCTTTGAGAATAATATTCATTTTAGAGAATATATTAATGTCCAGAAGGTCCTCGATAACATCCCTACGATGTCCAGCATTGAGTTGCATAAAGGGTATGAAAGAAGAAGAACCTAATACAACAACCTGATGGAAACTCTTATGGTTGAGTTTCAGGATATTTTGTTCGAGTATCTTCTGGTATTCATTAGCGTGAGATGACTGATTAATCATCACACCATCTTTCCATATTTCAAATATGGTCGGTTTTATACCTCTAATTATTTTAAAATTAGATGAGCCTATAGTAAACTGTACTTCAACTACAGTTTGCTTTTGGTTTATCGAGTTAACCAGTTGGCTCTTCATAATCTTACGATGTGGTTTACCAAACAATGCAAATGACATGGCGTCAAGCATTGTTGATTTACCAGCACCGTTTTGGCCAACTACTAATGTTGACTTATGGCTATTGAGAGGTATTTCAGTAAAGGAATTTCCGGACGATAGGAAGTTTTTATAACGAATAATTTTAAATAATATCATGCTATTTCTAGTGCTTGCGCCTCTGTCATTAGTTCTCGCATTTGGACTTTAATTTTATCTTTGTCCAAGTCAGTATCCACTGCATCTATATAGGTATCTACTATCTTAGCAGTATCTTCAAATTTCATGTCTTCATCATCAACGTTAGCACCAATAAATTCATTAAAGTTTTCTGCAATCTTTAATTCGTATATGTCTTGGTTCTGTATGTTATCGATAAATCTATCAAACGTAAAAGGGTCTTTTTTATTAACCACTACCACTTTTACAAACTTTTTTGAAAAATCTTTATTATAAGTATTATAATCTATTTCTTCGTCATTGTAAAGGACTTTTTCAAATAAAGTGTTAGGATTAAGTATTCTTTCTATTTGTCTTGTTTCAGTATCAAGTATATGAAAATATTTTGGATCGTGAGCGTCAGACCAAAAGAATTCCATTTGACTTCCAAGATACCATATATTGTCTTTTTTAGAACCGCAATGATAATGACCGGTTAAAACCATTTCAAATCTTTTAAATAATCCTGGGTCCATACCATGTGTATTGGTTAAACCTCTCATCATTTCAAATCCATTTAATTCTAAATGTGCACCAATCCAATCTGCTTTACAGTCTCGTATAAAGTTCATGCATTGTTCTTGATTATCACTACATATCCATGGAACTAATCCTATATCTAAAGAACCATACGACATGACTTTAGGTTCCATTATAATATTAACTTCATTCATATAATGACCTAGACATTCTTTTAGTGAATTCAGTTCATTAGTATTTTTATAGTAAGTATCGTGGTTCCCAGGAATAATATCCATTGACATTCCACGTTTTCTTAACTCATCTAAAAATATTCTACGATTATGATTTAACGCTTTAAAATTTACAAACTTACGATGGTCGTAGTAATCACCAAGGTGTAGTATTTGTTTTACGTTTCTCTTTTCGCATTCTGGAAAAAATATCTTTGAGAAGAAAGTTTCTGCATTATCCAGAAATATTTCTGACGAGTTTCGTATACCGTTGTGTGTATCATTTAATATAGCTATCTTCACTGCATGAACTCACTTAAATCAGAATCGGCTATTTTAGTTCTTCTACGTTTTTTCTTTTCTGTTTTAGCAAATTCTTTTATTTCAGCGTCTCCCATCCTTACCCTTTCAATCCTGTCTTTTAAAGTATCAACAAAATGAGATGCAACTTGTTCTCCAACTCCACCAGCATCTAAGTCTGTATCAACAAAGTTTTCTATTCCTGATTTAGTCAAATACTTAAGTTTTATTTCTTGTTGTTTCTTTTCTTTTGTTATTCTTCTTAAAAAAGCGTACCAAGTTATTTGTGTAAAATACGCAAATGCATTTGGTCGACCAGTTCTAGTTGCAGCTTCTAAATTATAGTTACCTATCGCCTTAAGGCAATTTTCTACTGCATCCATAACCATCTCTTCTCGATAAGTATATCTTATGAAGTTTGCTTTATGTGATAGTCCTTCAGCAATTCTTAAAAAACAAGTTGCTATATAGTCAGGAACTTTTGGAATGTCATTGTCTGTTTTTCTAGCAGTTTCTACTTTTTCGACGTATTCGACAACCGCAGTAGAAAAATCGGCATTATTAACATAATGTATGCTCTTTTTACGTGCCATTTTTTAACCTTTCATAATATATTATACAATACTTTTAAGCAAAAGTAAATGATTATTTTTCTCTCTTATTTGTGAAAAAACTTGTTTACAAACTTAAAAAAATGGTATATAATAAAAGAGTAGGTTGAGAGGGAAGGAATATACCATTAGTGATAAGTCTTATTTCGAGGTCTAAATTTTATTACGTTTCCTTTATCAGAGTCTTGTGGATACTTATCTTCTGCCATAGCTCCATACTTTTCTTCTAAAAATATGTCCATTTCGTCATCTGACATTTTCGCTATAGCGTGTTGTATTTCATCTAAGTTTGCGTACTTTTTCTTAGTTCTATTATTTTTTGCATTCTTTACATCATATGTGAGAGCTCTTACGCAGGCTTTGTAGTGTTTTAAAATATCTGGCGATGGGTTAGTAGTGACAATAATGTGTGATGCGTTAACCGATTGTAAAGTATTAGGGTCGTCTGAAAAAGACATCCATGGACGAAAAGCAAAAAATCGAAAGCCTTTTTGATAGTCTTCTAAAGCTATCACGCGTAGAGCTTTATTAACTAAGATTTCCATCATGTCTTCACCGGTGTTCCATTCTACGACTTCACATATTATCTCTTCGTTATTTGTTAATTTAAACTGTTTGATATCTGTTTTCATATTTCTACTTTGTATGTTTTGTGATTAAATTTTTCTCTACCATAAATTCTAAGTCTTTCGTCTGCGTGTAGTATTCCATAATTTTTTCTTGACTTCCAACTTATATCGTCAACAATATCGTAAAGAGTAGTATCGGTATTATCATCTGTCTTTCTTAGTCCTCTTCCTATGCTCTGCAAAACTCGTATCTGAGATTTTGATGGAGATGCAAAGACTATATTATGAAGGTTCCTAATATTTATACCTGTACTAAATGTACCAAGTGATGCCACAGTAATAGAATCTTTTTGTTTTTCAACTATGGCTCTTATGGCTTCTCTATCTGTGGTGGCGGTTTCTCCAGATACAAAAAAAATCTTGCGGGAGTCTTCACCATGTTCTTTTATTAATTTATAAAGCGGCTTACCATGCTTCTCGACGTAATTATATAGAACTAACGTATTACCTTTTAAATCTAAAGTTAAGTTCTTAATGAACTTGTTTCTTTTTTCGTATCCTACGATGTACTCGATTTCTTGTTGGTATGTTTTCTTTCCAAATTCTTTTCTAGTTTTTTCATTGTAAGTAAGCAAGATTCTACGTATTGAGAGCTTTGCGAGAGTATCATTGTCTTGTAGAGCTCGTGTGCTAGTGACTCGGTATATCTTTCCGAATAATCCTTGTAAAACCAGTTCATGCGTTAAAGCTCCATCTAAAGTTCCAGTAGTACCAAATCTGTATTCAGCTTCAGTACATTTATTCATTATTGTAGTCAAAGACTTAGATTTAAATCCATGGCATTCGTCTCCAAATACGGCTCCAAATCTTTCAAACCACTCTTTCTGAAATCTATATATAGACTGCCAAGTGCTAATTACGACTCTTTTAAAAGTTTTTTTATCTTTACCTGAGTATATTCTATGGCAATGGCTTTTTACGTCGTATCCATAACTTTCAAAATCACTGTACATTTGTTCAACTAATGAAGTAGTTGGTACTATTATCAATACATCTTTTTTATCGTCTGATGCTAGTAAGTATCGCATTAAAACATATATTATTAAAGACTTCCCAGAACCAGTAGGTGATAGTAATATGGCGTTCTTTCTTTGTATTCCTGTACATAAAGCATCAAACTGGTAATCTCTTATTTCAAAAGGTAACTTTAGTGCCTCTACAAATTTCATCATAAAGTCTGCATTTATTTCATTACCTTCATTAGGATTACCATATTCTGTTTCTTCTATCTCTAATTCGTATTCTCGAGATTCGGCAAAAGAAAGAACTTGTGGAAATAATCCTGCCAGTATTTCTCCAGTTATCTGATTGTATAATCTTATCTTGCCGTCCCATAATCTATTTTTATAAGCTGGCATAAACCTATACCCAGGTACGAAAAAAGAAAAGAACTCTCGTAATTCGGCTCCTACGCCTCTATCGCATTCTAACCTTAAAGTAGAATGATTTAATTTCCTGACTCGAATTGTTTCCATTTGATCATGTTCGATATTGTTTGGTGTCTCCATTTTAAATTATCTATTATCTCTTGTAATGTTGAAACTACTGTTTTCCAGTATTGTATTTTTTCTTCTGATTTTTGTATTTCAGGATCGCTATCATAATAATAATCCATCTCTCCTTTTAATATTTTTAGTCCGTCAAACGGATCGGCGACCCATCCTTTTTCTTCTATAGTTTTCTGATCCATCTTTCCATTATAATATAACCACTTTTCTTTAAGTAATCTTTTTTGTTCGAACTCAGTTCTTCGTAGTTCTAATTTCGCAGTCGACCAAAGTTGTATGTATTTTGAATGTAATATGGGTGTTTGACGAGACGTTTCGTCTAATTGGTAGTTATCTATTATACAGTCTTTTTGCCACATGTCGTGGACTTGTTTCAAATCAATCATTATGTCTCCAATAATATATATTAACCGGTTACAGTTCCAGTTACGCTAAAAGAGTCTGAATCTACAAAAGCTCCAGTAGTTGCGTTTTTATGTAAAATATCAAAATAAGTAAATCTAAAAGATGCGCCAAACGTGATATAATCCGTACCACCAGTCGTAGAATTAAAAGCGATATCTGTCAGCGCAACAGGTATGCAATCTTTGTATCTAATTCTTACTATAGGATTATTAGAACTTGACAATACTGATAACGTAATATCAGATTGTGCAGGTGGTCTTTGAGTATTATTTTGAAATCTATCTAAAGCAGTAATATTGTCTTGATCGAGAATTCTTCTCATCCAAGTATGCATCTCTCTATAAGATTTCATATCTTCATCTAATATAATATTTGCTAACATCTCGTTATAAGTTAACTTATCTCCAATAAAAGGTATAGCAGATATTTTTTTATAGCTTAAATCTGCAGCGTTCATAATCACGCCAGCGTGCGTGAAGTCTTGTACAAAAAATTCTAGATTTGGGTAATTAGTTCTATCGATTACAAGTTTAAAGCTCGTAGGTTGTAGATAATTAAAGTTAGTTGTTATTGCCATCTTTGCACCTACAGTTTATTCCACCACAGCTACCTTTAATCGGTTTGTGAAATAAACCAAAAGATATGCCTGAAGCTATGAACGACATGAATACGAATGATGTTAATAAAAATGTTTCCATGATGTTATTTATATAAAAAAAGAGGAGCTTGCGCTCCCCTTTTAATATTAAGTACTAAGACTTAAGAACCTAGAATATTATCAACTCTGAATATTCTGTAGTACTGGTTAGTCTTCATAGTAGCAAGACCACTAGATGGTGTTGCACCTACGAATGGGTTAGAAGCCATTCCATATCTGGTCTTGAAACCAATTTTTGGTTGGAATGTCTCTTCACCAACTGCTCTAACCATTGTCAATGGTACGTAAGGACAGTAGAAAAGACCTGCGTCATATGGGTTAGTTCCCTTATAACCTACAGTTACGTAGTCTACTCCTGCATACGGGTCAATATAAACTCTGGTTCTACCGTTGATAGTACCTGCGAATGTATTACCTGTATCGTCTACTGCTAATGTAGTGTTCATTGCTGGAGTATAGTCCATCATACCAGCAGCAACTATTGAAGAAGCTACGTCTGATGAACAGATGATAAAGTTACCTTTACCTCTACGTGTCTCTTTAGCTATGATATTTGACTCTCTTTCGATTTGAAGAATCAAACCTTTGAACTTCTCAACTGACCATCTACCATCGGCGTCTGATTGAACGTTGAAGATACCGTTAATAGCTGTGTTAGTTTGTAAAGCACCTACTTTAGCTTGACCGTTAATAGTTCTTACGACTTCACGATTTATTTCAGCTAAGATTTCTGTTGACAAGATATTTGCCAATTCTGTCTCAGCGTCTAAGCCGTGGATAGCCTTAAGATCTTGAGCCAATTCTAAAGTGTACTCAGCTTTTAAAGCTCTTGACTTTGCAGTCACAGTAGCTTTTTCGATAGTGAATCCCATTTCTGCGAAAGCTTCACCACCAGATACGCCGAGTTGCTCAGCTTCTGCTGTAGAGTATAAGTCAATTGACTTAGTCGGTAACACAGCTGCTTCTGCTGCTGAGTCAGCGATAGAAGATACTGGGTTAGAACCTTCAGCCGGGTCAGTAAGACCGTTTAATCCTGATGGATCTGATGGCATACCTGCTAGAGCAGAGTCACCTGAGTAGTTAACTTCAGCTTCGTTGAATAGAGCTTCAGCATTATCAGCTTGACCAGCTTTAACAAGAGTACCTTTGTATCTTGATTTCATTGCGAAAATTAATCCTGTAGGACCAGTCATTGGCTGCACGCCGCAGATGTCGTATGCCATTAAGTTTGGCATAGCTCTTCTTACGAGTGCAATTAATACTGGGTCCCAATTAGCTGCAGCTGATGCTGTGACTGTAGTCTCATTCAATGCTCCGTCTTCTTTTAGAGCGATCTCTTGATTCTCTAGAACAGCAGCTGTTACAGCTTTCTTATGATGATCGGTAATTTTGCCAGCACTTTCTTCGTCAAGTACTGGAGCCCATTTTTCGATCAACTTATCGTATGATGTTGTATTCATCGACGACTCCCTTATTTATTTGCTGTTTTCTTAATTGCAGAGAGATATGAAGCCATTGAACCGGAAGCTTGTATTGGAGCTTCGTCATCATCAGCCACTTCTTCTCCAGTGGTTGTAATTTTAGTATTAGTAAAGTATGACTCTTTAACAGTAGCTACTTTCTGTGAGAAAGTTTCTTCGTCTTCAAAGTCAATTTTTTCTACTAAACCTTTTAGCTTTTCGACTTGAGTTTCAGCTAAGTCCTTAGATGCTTCTCTAATTATCGCATCTCTCTTATAGCCTTCTAACTCTTCAGCCATCTCGATAGCATCTTTAGTTGTATCATTGAGTTTAGCCTCAAGATCATCAACGGTATCTGCTAGTTCGTCAACTAAATCAGTCTTTCCTTCTGGCACTGTAATATAAGACTCTTCGAATACGTCTTTCAACTTATTCATAAAGTCTTCAGCTATTTCAGTTCTTAAACCAGTTTGGATAGCTAATTCGTTTTCTTTCATCCAGTTTTCAACTACGTAGTTTAGGTAATTGTCTACTTTCTCTACGAGGTCTGCTTTAGTATTTTCTACTTCTGCAGTAATTTCCTCATTATACTTCTCTTCAAGTCTATCAATCTCTTCTGCTAATTTTGAATTGATTGCAGTCTCAAAGATAGTTTCGGCTTTCTGCTTGAATTCATCAGACAGTGTAGCTTCTTCGCTGACAAGAGCTTTAAGATCGTCTTTAAAGTCATGCTTAATTTCTAACTTTGGCTCTTCTTGGATTGATTCACCGTCAAAAGCCTCAGGGTCTGTACCAGACATCTGTGGCTTCATTATGCCATTGTACGCGTTTTCCAGTTCTTTTTTATTCATCTTTCTGGTTGCTTTGTACATTGCGTTAATCATTCCAGCCTTAGTTAGTTTTGGCATTGGATCTCTTTTCATGACGTTTTTAGCAGTAC